CGTGTACTGTACGAAAAAGGGGGGTAATGTTCTTGTATTGTACGTTTTTTAAAGGCCCTAAACGTACAATGTAGTTTCGTGACATTTTGTTGTAGGCACTAGTAAGCACCGACGAAACATACCAGCGTCAAAGTATCGAGGTTTATCTATATATACTTATTCTTAATATTAATATATAAAGTACGTTTTCCACGAAATTGGCTCCCAACCTTTTTGCCGCTCGAAATGACTGTACGTTTTCTTGCGTCTTCGGACCCCCTCTCAGCAGGTCTCTCCTATCTGCGCAAAAGCGAACATTCGAACAGTACTTATAAATCAATGACTTAGGTCACTTCACTGTAAGAACAATACACTAAACACAAGAACATTACACAACTCGACACGTTTTGGCATCCTTTGACATTCTTCGCTACTTGTGTCATAATATGTATCTCGGTGGGGGTTCTCACAGTTAGTTAGTCAGACACCGCCCCTCGCGCCCCACTGAGCCTTAAACCAACTGGAGTACACTGTTATGAACCATACAACGCAGCAACACAATGTTAGTGAGCCACTAACAACTAACAAAGCACCACAGGCTCCAACAGCACCATCCATCGCATCTTCATCGATGTTGGTAGAGTTAAGTATCTCTACATGGACAGCGCGTAAGTTAGACAAGCGGGCGTCAAAGGACATCACCTCACAGAACCACGCAGCAGCAGGTGTGGCCAACGTCAACAAAAAGCTACTGGGCAACTGCGCAGAGCTAGATGCAGTGCAGAAGTTCACCGCTAATGTCCGTAACCTACACTACTCTATGACTATGCCATGGTCTGATACCGGAATGCGGCTTCTGCCAACTGCGGCGTATTTCAAGTATCACCAGACCATGACAGAGGTGCAGAACGAGTACGAACGTCTTGTAGCACAGTTTATTGATGCTTATGACTGGGAGATCAGTCAAGCACAGGCCAACTTAGGTAACCTGTTCTCCCGTGAGGAGTACCCCGAAGCGGCCAGCATTGCGCAGAAGTTTAAGTTCCGGTTCTCATACATCCCACTGCCAGAAGCAGGTGACTTTCGCGTCGATGTCGGCAACGAGGGGAATCAGCAGGTCAAAGACCACTACCAAGCGTATTACGAGGCCCAGTTACACAGTGCGATGCAGGATGTGTGGCAACGTGCATTCAAGGCACTAACGGCAATGTCCGAGCGGCTCGACTATGGTGACAGCGGACAGAAGAAGATCTTCCGAGACACGTTGGTGTCTAACGTGCTCGACATAGTAGATCTGCTAGACGTGTGCAATATCACCAACGATTCACAGATGTCGGCATTGCGTCTGAAGCTAGAAAACACACTGCGGGGGATTACACCAGATGCATTACGGGAGGATGGGTATCTCCGCGCCGAAACGAAACGTGTGGTAGATGACGTTATCAAAGCACTACCATCACTTGACATGTAAGTTAGTGACACACTAACAACTATTCTGAGGAGAATAATATGATTACATTACGATCAATCGAGATATACGACGCTGGTAACGGTCTAGCACGAGCAGCGGGTGTTTATATGGACGACGACGACTATGTGCCAGCAGGGTACCTGTACCCTGACATCATAGAAATAGTGCCGGCGTCACCGTATTGGCTAGTCAAGAAACAGGTCGAGCGTATGGCAGAGCTGGAAGGTGTGAAGGTATACAACCACATAGCGATGCACGCTGGTGTACCACTCGACGAGTCCTTAGCTAAGATGAAGTTTACAACCACCCAATAATAAGTTAGTGAGTCACTAACACTAGGAGAACTACTATGAACAAGTACCGCGAAGCACTACAGCAAGAGTTTGCCAAGTACGGATTCGCTGGATGCCCACTGACTGATGAGCAGATATACGACCTGCACCAGCGCAACATCAGTATTCAACAGGCATACAAGATCGGATGCGACACCAACAGCGGATTTACTTACACCGACTCACTAGGAGAACTACTATGAACAATGCAGCCCAGATGTACGCCCTCGGTCTTGACCAGATCATGTCAGCTATCAAAGCAGGTGGTACCAAGCGTACCGTACTGATCCAAGGCCACATGGGTACCGGCAAGTCCTCGCTACTCAAGATGTTAGCAGGTGAGCTACCGACTCACACCCCGTGTTACTTCGACTGCACGACTAAGGATCTCGGTGACATATCCATACCGAAGCTGGCCACCATGTCAGAAGAAGCGGGTACAGACTATGTATCGTACGCCACCAACGAGGAGTTAGGTGCACACCTCGACAAGCCGATCATCCTGATGATTGACGAGTACGGCAAGGCGAACCCCGCCGTCAAGAATGCCATGCTGCGACTGATGCTCGAACGTAAGATAGGATCGTATGAGTTACACGAGGACAGCGTTGTGTTTGCGACGACCAACCTCGGTGCCGAAGGTGTCGGTGACTTGTTACCACCCCATGCCCGTAACCGGATGACTGTTATTACGGCCCGTAAGCCTGACCACATGGAATGGATCGAGTGGGGTATCAACAACGGCATCGATCACACACTACTGGGCTGGTGCAAGGATAACCCACACCTGTTTCATGGCTTCGAAGATATCAAGAACCCAGATGATAACCCGTACATCTATCATCCCAAGCAGCAGCGTGCAGCGTTTGTTACACCTCGGTCACTAGAGGCGGCGTCCGACTGGCTCAAGACTCGCGAACAGTTCGATGATCAGACACTAACAGGTTTACTCATGGGTACTATTGGTGACCGAGGCGCGATGGATCTGATGGCGTTCGTCAAGCTGGCCGATCAGTTACCGTCACTCGAAAGTATCAAGCAGGATCCGCTTAACGCTAAGGTGCCTGACTCTGCCTCTGCGGTATGTATGGTGGTATACCGTAGCCTAGCAAGTCTCGACAAAGATTGGGTAGATGCGTGGATGGACTACATGCCACGACTGGACAAGGAAGCGCAGGGTATGTTTGCTAACGGTGTCCGTACCCCGAAGTATGCCAAGCAGCAGCTGATCATGACCAATAAGAAGTTCACACAGTGGGCCATGAACAACAACTACATGTTCGCAGCAGACAAGAAATAGTTAGTGCGTCACTAACAGGAGAATGAGTATGTTATCTATCGGAAAACAACTTACACAAGAACAACGGTTATCCAAAGCAGTAGTGGATATTATGGGCAGTCCGAAGTACGTAGCCCTAGCGGGTGTACTTATGATCGGGGATCGCAGCATAGACGATGATGTCCCGACAGCCTGTACTAATGGGCGTGATGAGAAGTACGGACGTGACTTCATCGACACACTTAACGACCCAGAGCTACGGTTCCTAGTACTGCACGAGTGTTACCACAAACTCTACCGGCACCTTACTACATGGCGGCACCTGTACGACGAGAACCCACAGCTAGCGAATGTAGCGTGTGACTTCGTTATCAACTGTAAGCTTTTAGATGACAACCGAGATGGTTGGGCGACGTTACCCGAAGGCGGCTGCTACGATCCGAAGTACCGGGGCATGGACAGCGCGAAGGTATACAGCATGCTCAAGGAAGATGGCGACAACGGTGAAGGTGCCGGGGGTATGGATGAGCACGACTGGGATGGAGCGAAGGAGCTTACTCAGGAAGAACAGCGGGAGCTGGCACGAGATATAGACGAGGCGATACGTCAGGGTGCGTTGATCGCCGGTAAGCTGGGCACTGGGGGTGATCGTGACTTAGCCGAACTACTCCAGCCCCAGATAGATTGGCGTGAGGTACTGCGCGACTTTATATCTACAACGTGTGCAGGTAATGACTACTCTACATGGCAACGTCCTAACAGAAGGTATGTTGCAGGTGGTTACTACATGCCATCAGGTGTTAGTGAGCGTGTGGGTGAGCTGGTTATCGCCATCGACACGTCAGGATCTATTGGACATACCGAGCTTAGCCACTTCCTATCCGAAGTGAAGAGTATATGTGACACCGTACACCCTGAAGCTGTACGTTTATTGTACTGGGACAGCGCGGTTTGTCAGGATGAGAAATATTTGATGCACGAACTCGATGATCTCATCAACACTACTAAGCCAGCAGGTGGTGGTGGCACGAATGTGGAATGTATCCCAGCGTACCTGACCGAGCACGGCGTCAAGCCACAAGCCGCCATAGTATTGACAGATGGATACCTTGGGGGTACATGGGGTAACTGGTCATGCCCCGTACTATGGTGCATCTTAGACAATAAACGTGCCAACCCAGACGTAGGCGTAACGGTAAACATTAATTCAGGAGATATGTAATGATGACTTTCAGACATAAACTTGTTAGTGAAGCACTAACAGAAGAGAAACGATGGACATCCGGTTGGGCAGAGGCCGAGCAATCAGAGTCTATTAGGATACTAAAGAGTAACATCGCCTCAAGTGTCCGGGGTATGCAGTTTATAATGAGGGATCGTGCCTCACTGTATATGTATATAGAGGGTAACCCGTACTGCGTAGGTTGGGTATCCGCTGGGCAGAAACCCGAGACAAGGGAATACGGCACCGGCAGGTGGAGTACTGAGTACACCATCAGTAGCCCGAATATAGCGAACAACCGGTACTCTGACTATAACGACGCTTACTATACGAAGACGACGGGTAGCTGCGCCACCGCACTGCGCCACATTAAGCGGTACATGCGACCTTACAGCCCACAAGATATGTTGAAGGTAACCTTTTCAGACGTAGTGAGTAAGGTTACTAGCGTGGCGCATACAGCTCGGCAGGACTTACGAGCGTCCGTAGAGACGATGTTTAACATATCATCCTATACACCTGACAGCCCACTACTTACAGAGCTACGACATCTGGTAAAAGCTGGACATACGTTTCTAAGCCCAGCGTTCAGTGCAGACTTAGCGAAGTACTTCGAGCTAAAGGATAATAGTAGTGCGCTGTCTGGTCGCGAGGTACCGATGTGGTTCGTTCGTGTTTATGAGTGCATGGGTGCTCAGAAGTTTGAGACTGTATATATCGGCAATGCGACATCCGCGTATACATCGACATCTAACACAGTAGATCGCTACGAAGCAGACAACCTACCGGATCACATCATGGGTAAACTATCTGTCCTTAACATGTTAGGCGATGGCGAGTACGTCGATGGTGTAGGGTACCGCGCCGGTGAAGGCATGTTCTATGTGGTGGATTAAGTATGTTGGTAAGGAAGCGGTTAGGGCGCAAATGTGGCAGGAATCGATTAAGTTTAACCCGAGGTATCTCACGGTGAAGAATCCTTTTGCATCCACTAGCACCGACACTGAGTGGTACTGGGTAGGTGATAACGGTGGATCTATACAGGATGATAACATATACCGCGTTATCGTACTGGATGGTACGAAACCTGTCGGTGTGATATGTTTAGGTATAGATAAGCTTGACACTCCGCTGGATGCTACATATCCTTCGGTAGATGCGTTGCCTTTGTGGGTACAGGAGAAGTTAGCAGTACTAATGCTGACCAGTGCAGTGCCCCCCACAATAGACGTTGTGGGTATCGGACGTAGGATAGACGTCAACGTCTATTGGGTTTATAGATAATGTTAGTGACGCACTAACACGGGGGGCCACCAGCCCTTCGGGAACTGGTATCAAAAAAGAGGAACTAAGTTATGACTACTAACAACACAAAGCAGGAAATCGCAGAATACCGCGAGCAAATAAAGATGCTCATCGAGACAGTCGACATACTGGCAAGTAGTAACATGTCCCCCCAAGTAGTGGAGACGTTATTAACAAGCGCCCATTGGACGCTAGACAAGTACCCCCAAGAAGAGCAGGAGAACTAAAGATGAAAAAACTAATTGATGACATCAGCGGGTATACATTCACATACCGTGCTGGGATACCACACAGACACCAAGCCGTGGCATCTGCGGTACGGTACGACTGGTCACGGCCCAAGCTCATCGAGGCGCAGGCCAAAGCGATATTCCACATGATGGTGGGCGTCGAAGTACAACCGATGATATTGGAGAACTGAAGATGACTAAATTAGAAGAATTAAAATTAGCTCGGGACGCTGCCGCAGTTGTATTTGATCATGCTCACGTTGCACAGGAAAATGCTTTTAAGGCCTCCACCGAGGCTAACTATGCCTTCGATCAGGCAGATAATGCACGGTCCGATGCTTATGGTGCATTGGCTGATGCTGAAACTGCATATAAAAACGAAATGGAGAACTGAGTGATACTCAGCCCGTGCGTAAAAGTTTGTAAGGTAGTAGCCGAGGTCTGTGTCGGCTGTGGTAGGACTCTCGAAGATCTTAAAGCGTGGGCTACCGCAACCGAGGCAGAACAACAAGCAATAACAGAAGCAGCGAAACGGAGAATGAAATGATAACACTATACGTAATGATAGCTTTAGCAGTAGTTATGTTCTGTGTACAGATAGCTTACTGTATCTATTTTGAACATATGCGTTGGTACTGGGCAGTTTATAGTGCCGTCGTAATATACAGCTTGGTGGTTGTGCTGCTGGCAGTGCTGGCGAACATCGACATCATATTTCCTCAAGTTCTTCTCAAGGTATAGACCATGATAAAATTCAAACGCTTGACAACGACGTGTACAACACCAAAACGGGCCACAGCAGGGGCAGCTGGGTTCGACATCTACTCAGACCAAGACGTCGCCCGCGTTCACTTCGGGCAAGTAGTGACTATTAGTACGGGGATTGCCGTTGCCATACCAGATGGGTTTGTCGGCCTGATCAAACCACGTAGTGGGCTGGCCGTTAGCCGAGGCGTGGACACTATGGCAGGTGTAATTGATTCCGATTACCGTGGCGAGATCCGCGTTGTGATGACGGTTCACAGTACAGACATCATGCCATTTAGAGTTGAGCGCGGTGAGCGTATTGCACAGTTAATTGTAGTGCCGGCAATGTTGGTCTCGACTGAGGTGGATGAGCTGGACGACACCACACGGGGTAAGAAAGGTTTTGGCTCGACGGGGATCAACTAATGACACTGGAACAACTACAGCACAGGCTGAAACCTCTTAACCTGAAGTACGTTGCGCGGGAGACAGGCGT